TGGAAGCAAAGTTTCACGCTGATCTTGAATTATATGAACGAAAGATCAGCACAGCTGTGCCATCTTTTCCTACAAAAGATGAGATTTTCGAATTAGCTGAATCCTATAAACAATTTGTAGATAAGAAATAAATAATAAAGGTTCTGCAAGTCTCCTTTCAAAAGACTTGCTTTTTCATTCATGATGGGTTATAATACTAATAATGGCTCCGTAGCTCAGCTGGATAGAGCACAAAACTTCTAATTTTGGGGTCGTACGTTCGAATCGTACCGGAGTCGCCATCCTTAGGAGAACTAAATGTCAAGACACAATCACTGGTTCTGGAATAGTTCTTTCGTTAATGCAATTCACCAAAATCTATTACGCTTAACTTCTTGGATCTGGAAGAAACAGAACCACAACCACTAGGATATATTATGAAAAGATTGTTGATTGTTCTCGCTGCAGTTTTCATTTCAACTTCAGCGTTTGCAGATTATCATGTTGTTGTTTCTAAACGTCATCAGTCTATGTCTGTTTACCAAGATGGAGAGTTGATCGAGCAGTGGCCAGTATCTACTGCTAGAAAGGGTTATTACACCCCAACAGGAACTTTTCATCCTTATTTTTATCATCTAATGCACTATTCAAAGAAGTATGACAATGCGCCGATGCCACACTCTATTTTCTTTTCTGGTGGATTTGCTATCCACGCTACTCCTCATACAGGTAATTTGGGGCGTCCTGCTTCTCATGGTTGCGTTCGGCTCCATCCTTCTAATGCTTCTACGCTCTATAATATGACCAAAGGCGAACCCACGACAATCACAATCAAGGATTAGTTCTATGCATATTAAAGAGACTTATTCATATTCTCACGCCAGCACAGTAATGTGGTCATTACAACAGGAATTGAATAGAAGTAAGGCTCTACGAAGCAATGATACCCACATACAGGAGTATCTAGAACAAAGAATCGCTGAATTGAAAGAATATGAAAAACAATGCTTAAAAATTCAAACTTCGTAGAAGAAGTAGAAAAGCTCTGTAGAGACAAGAATATAGAATATATTGACGCTGTTGTCTTTTGGTGCGAGAAGAATAATCTAGAAATTGAGACTGCAGCCTATTGGATCAAAAAAGATCCGGTAATGAGGTCTAAGATTCAGTTAGAAGCTGAAAATCTTAATGTTCTGAAGCGTGGAGCTCGCCTTCCCATATAAATACTAGGTTCAACCATTGTTGGAGGCGTTTATGCGTATACAGACAATCGGTCGACCATCGCACGTATCATTGGGGATAATCAAAAAAGCGATATATTTCTATGGTAAGTACTTAATCGGGGGCGGGAAACTATTTAATAACATCCGTTTGGTAGTAAAATTTGAGAAATTTACGAATGAAGACGGGGATTATGCTTATTGCGATTGGACAGACGACAATAATAATTGCAGAGAGTTTCAAATAGGTATTGACCGTGCCCTTAGCAAGAAGGAGACTCTTCTTGCGCTCGCTCATGAGATGGTTCATTTAAAGCAATATGCAAAAGGTGAGATGAAAGACATTTGGCGTCCCGTACGGATGGTCAAATGGCAAGGTGAGAAGTATCTTCACGAAGAAATGGACTATTGGGAATGTCCTTGGGAAATCGAGGCATATGGTCGTGAGAAGGGATTATACTTCAAGTTTTTGACTTATTTACAATATGGAGAGCCTGAGTCGTTATGTCGTCGTTCGAAGCATATAAAGATTACAACTCCAAAGAAACAACCTGAAATTCCTTCTTCAAATACTGGAGATGTTTGATTTTTTAATCATTCCAGGAACCCAGTTTTTTGGCTTTTGATTTGGTAGACAACAAACACATTTGGTTTCTTCTTTATTTTTGAACCATCGTTTACCTTTTTTGGCTTGTGAGATTGCTTGTTTTCTGCTTTCCGAGGCTGGACCTATCTTTTTGCCAATTTTTCCTAATGATATTGCTCTTCTATCAGATTCCGGTCTCTTTTTACCTTTTTTGGAAATAGATATTGCTTTTTTATGAGATTCGCTTCTTATTTTTCCTGTGTGCAAAGGAGGGTTGTCTCCCCCTTCTAATTGATTTAGAAGTATGCCGCCAGATTGTTTTCTACCATACCAACGAATCATTCTTCTTTCTATAGAAAGAGCTCCTATTTCGGTAAGATTTGTTTCTAAGAATACAATTTTGGATTTGTCTTTTGGGGTGGAAACATTGGTATGTTTGCAATAGGCTCTGTTACCTTTGCCTTTACCAATATAATATGGAAGATTTGTGGATTTGTTAATATAAGCGTAAACGTAATAAATATCCATGCTGATACTCCTGGTTAGTATTAGAGCCCATGGATGTTGACGCATCGCGATGGGCAATATTATTTAGGTGAAACATGACTGCTTTTGATGCTTTTAAAGATTATATTGCTTTAAAAAATCATTTTAATAAACTAAATTATGATTATGTAAAATATAATGGAAAAACAAATACTTCATTAAATGCATTTGAGAAGCGTAAGGATAAGGTGTTTTTTGAAAAACTATCTAAGATTGAAAATGTATGCGAGTTTCTTATTGCTAATCTTAGTGTTGATCCAAAACTCTGGATCCGTGAGCTCGCATATTCAGAATCTGCTCAAGTAACATATCAAAACTGGAAGAAGCGTAACCAGTCCCTTACATACAATTTTAAAACAGATTTTAAGAAAATTCTAGAAGAACCGAAGGGTCAGCAACATCCTGCTGCCTTACGGTTATTTCTGGCCAACGAGATCAGTTTAGAGTCTCTTTGTATTTTTGTTGAAATGACAAAGGCATTAAAGCAATGGGACGATAAACTTGAATACGACCCGATATGGGAAGATATCCGATTGAGGGTTGTGAAATATACTCCATTTATAAAGTATGATCGTGAAAAAATAAAGCAAGTAATGCTTGACATTATGAGTGATATGGAGTATACTAAATAATGTTGGGTGATACAAATGCCCATCATACAATTGTTATACATCGTAATACGGAGATTATACATGGTAGATTTTAAGTCCCTCAAGGCAGCTTCAGGTAAGAAGTCTCTCGAATCCCTAACATCAGAACTCAATAAGCTATCAGGCGGCGAAGGCAAAGGTGCCGATGACCGTTTCTGGACGCCAACAGTCGACAAGGCTGGTAATGGTTATGCTGTTATTCGTTTCCTTCCTCCGCCAGCTGGCGAAGATGTTCCTTTCGTTCGTATCTTTGATCATGGTTTCCAGGGTCCAGGCGGATGGTATATCGAGAACTCGCTGACCACTCTTGGTAAGAGCGATCCAGTTTCTGAGTATAATTCTAAGCTCTGGAACTCTGGTATTGAGGCTAACAAGGAAATTGCTCGTAAGCAGAAGCGTCGTCTTCACTTCATCAGCAATATTCAGGTTATCAGCGATCCAGGCAATCCTGCTAACGAGGGTAAGGTTTTCCTCTACAAGTATGGTAAGAAGATCTTCGACAAGCTAAAGGAGGCAATGGAGCCTCAGTTTGCTGACGAGGAAGCAATCAACCCATTCGATCTTTGGGCTGGCGCTCCATTCAAGCTGAAGATCCGACAGGTTGAAGGTTATCGTAACTATGATAAGTCAGAGTTTGGTAAGCCAGAGGCTCTGTCTGATGACGATAAGGTTCTGGAGCAGATCTGGAAGAGCGAACATTCTCTTCAGGAATTCCTAGATCCCAAGAACTTCAAGTCAGAAGAGGAGCTACGTGCTCGTCTAGCAAAGGTTCTTGCCGAGGATGCTCCTGCAACGAAGCGTAAGGCAGCTGAGAATACTGAAGTTCCATGGCAGGATGAAGAAACTGCTCCGACTTTTAAGGCGACTCATGCGCCGAAGTATTCTAGCGACGACGAAGATGACGATGAGTCATTGGAGTTTTTCAAGAAACTCGCTAACGACTAAAATGAAGAGGGAGCCAAAAGGCTCCCTTTTTTATTATCCTCTAGACATTCTAGGTTTAAACAAATTCATTTCTTCGTAATGATTGCCACCAAGCATACCAGCCCAATCTGGCCACTCAATATCTCCTGGCATATTATAAGCAAATCCAGCTTGATTTGAATTATGCATTCTATTTGGTTCTGCATTGACTTGTGGGGTGTGCGAAGAAACTTGAGCTTCTTGAACTGTTTGTTCAGTAGCTTGCGAAGTAACTGCAGCTTGGTTTAATGCTTGTGCGTTCAATGCTGGCATCGATGGTGTTGATACTAATTCTGATTGTATAGTTGAGGCAATCATTGGTAGTAACATTCCTGCAATACCACCAATTCCTCCACCCATCATTCCTGGTATCATACCCATCATTTGACCCATCATATTTGCGCCAGCTGGTGGGGCTGCAATTCCGGGAGATATAGGCGCTTGTGCTACTGGTTCAGCCGCCATAGGTGTAGCTGCAGGCGGAGCAGTAGATGCAGTAGATCCAGCGGCTGGAGTTGCTCCTTGCATCGCTCTTTGTTCTGGCGAACCTGCTATTTGATATGTGTCTGGAACAGACTGCGCCCCACCTTTTGGAATTTCAGCATGTAGATGATTATTATGACCAGCAGCTGCATATGGTCCGCTTTCTCTCCAATAAACTTTATATCCTAGTCTAGTCAATTGTTCGGCTAGTTGATCAAACTTGGCTCCCATAACAGGATCCTTTGCTTCAACGTTACCTTCACCAAAATTGATATCAATTGCTCTGCCTTCATAATGCGCCTTACCTTTATGAACAGGTTTAACGCCGCCGAACTGCGGATGTTCAGAGATACGCATTCCCATTTTTTCTAGAGCATGACCAAGAGCAACAACATCACCAGAAGGCAATGAAGCACTTACTTGTTCGCCATGTTTATGATCCTCATGAGCAGCGCCACTTACTGGACCATGACCGCCTTCTTTGCCTATACGTTCTGTTCGAGGATCATTAGCAGAAGGAATTGCTTCAGGCGCTGACACTGGAGTAGCAGATGGGGTTGTTGTTGGCGTAGTTGTTTGTGGAGTGGTTGATATTTCAGGAGCCTTCATTTTAGAAGTATCAACGTTTATTCCTTGAAACTCTCCAATCCCAGCAGTCTTACGACCATACCATTGACCCCAACCTTTTTTCTTTGCTTCATCAAGAGCAAAATCTATTTGTTTCTGAAGAGAAGCAGCTGATCGATCTGTTGCTGGGTCAATACCTGTTGCAGCTTTAAACCTATCACCAAGACCTTCTGGGCCACCAGTGCCTTTACCAACCAATAATTGGAATGGTCCATATGAAGGTTCTCTTTCCATACCCCATTTTTTGCCTGGAGCCGATGATCTATATGTATTCAAACCTTCTGATTTAGCGATACCAACAGCTGTTTCAGGATCAATTCCACGTTGTATGGCAGACTTTCTGATCATGTCTGCCACATTTTGTCTGCTTAATCCAGATTGTTCGTATCCAGAACCGCTGCCTTCTTTTACTTCTTGTCTACCTAGACCTCCACCGCCCATAGCACCCAGAGCTGTCATTCCACCACCAGCTACAGCAGCTCCAACTCCCATTAATGCTAGTTGCTTAGCAAAATCTGTGCTTAGATTGGAAATACTTCCCAACAACCCACTGCTAGTATTATTCATAATGTTACGGTTTAAAGATTCAATGTCACCGCTGAGAATACGAGTGTTTTTGGTAACATTGCTCATCTCGGTGCGCATAGAATTTTGTATTTCTAAAGACTCTCTGAATAGAGAATTTAGACTGTCAATTTTGTTACCAGTTTGCTGAGACTCAGAAACCATTTCCTCAAGCACATTATGAAGATCTGCGATATCTTCTCTCTGTGCTTTGAAGGTTGTAGAAATATCTTTGACTATTCTGCTGAGATTAGCGTTGCTGGCATTGGCTGCTTGACGGAATTCGCCTGCAGTTTCAACTCCAGCATTTCTAATGCTTCTAGATATTACCGCTAATTCTTCTGCTTCTATGGCCATTTGTTATCCGCTGCTTTTCTTTTTAGCTTCTTCTACTTCTTTTAAGTAGTTGACGAGCATTTGAACGTATATATCTCTTTCAAAGGGTATCATAGATTCTATTTCACTAATTGAATATTTATGGTGCTGAGCCAAAGAGAATATAGTAGCAAAATAATTAGATAATGTACTATGACTCAGCGCCACGTAAAAAAATCGTTTAACGAAGACAATACAATTTCACGATCGTTCCCAAGTTCATTTTGATAGATTATCTTGTATTCCATTCTAGGAACATTCAACAGGAAGTTCTGGACCTGTTCAAAGGTCTTGATATTCAGGTTTTCCAGGAACTCGTTCAGTTCTTCTCTCTTATAATCTTTGCATTCATAAATCTGATCTTCAAAATAAATGGAATCAATACATCTAATGATAAGTTCAAACATATAATCTTTTTCTAGATTCAAGAAATCAGTATCATCATATAGCGACGCCGAAGGGTATTTCATTATAATACCTGACTGTGGCGTTATTTTTATCTTGTTATCCAACTTCTTTGGATAATTGACCTTAACTTCGTCTAGATTGATGTCAAAGTCGTAAACCTTCTTATCCTCTGAATCTCTATAAGAAACTTTAACCACGTTGTCTACAGAAACCGAGCGGAGTTTTAAAAAGATAAACTCAAGGTCAAATAAAGCTAGTTTACCGACATCTAGTTTTGGATCAACGGAACAGTTATTAACTACCTGTTTAATAGCAGAAAGGATATCAGCTTGGTTATCGCTTTCCTTTGCCATTAATAATAACTTTTCTTCTTTGACCAAAAAGGGTCTAAACTGATAGTCCTTTTTCAAAGAAGGAACATTCACCTTATATACAGGGTAGTCAATTTTCGGTAATGACATTAATATACTCCATCATTAATTTGTTATAGTGTCTCTCGCAGTTCCTGTTCTTAGATTGGTTCTTTGTTGAGAGTTGGTTGCTTGCACGGTAGAATTTTCTATAGTGTATTCAGTGTAAGCAATTGAAACGTTGATTTTCATAAGATTCGAATCGCCCCAAGAAAGAGGAAACTCTCTAATAGCTGTCGGAAAGGCGTCAAATAGATTAATCTTTTGGACTATATTGCCATAATGATCATATATGAAAATACACATGGTTGTTGCATAATTTTCTTTGTATTCTGCAGTATAGTTCGGGGCGGTATTGTTTGTTGATGATCCATTAAATTGGAAAATTGCTCTGGTCCACTGATACCAATATTGCCAGAATTCGCAATAATGATCGCCAAGCATTGATAAACTTACTTCTTGGAATTGGGCGTTTATTGGCATTTTCTGAGTTGGGCCAATACCGAAACGGTTTATGTCAGCCGTCATAATAGAAATACCAGGAGCTCTAACCTGGTCTATTCTGAATTCCATATTTTTGGCGATTTTATATATCGCTGTTGGTGTGCCTTGGTTACTAAGAACAGCGTTAGACAAAATTCTTGGGGTCTGTATCAGAACAGAAAATGAGTTATTATCTAGATAACCAAAGTCCCTTAAATTCGTTTGATAAGCGTTTATGTTAAATGGCATTTTTCGTCCTAGTAAGGTGGTGAACCAGCGTATCTTTTGTTACTGTTAACTTTCCATCTTTGAAGCGGTAACACAGCAGCCTTTTCCCAATCTGAAGGATCAACTTCATGGAAAGAACTTCTAACGTGCGAAAAAAGGTATCTTTTCACGCAGCCCTCAACGCCCTTTAATTGGTTTGAATAACCTCTTAGATATTCATAAGAGATACTCAACCTTTTATTCTTGTTGTATTTATTTTCATCTGTCAAATCGATAAGAGAATTCAAAATCTTAATTCTACCCAACGGAGGCAGATAATGTAGGTTTATACCTAGAAACCCATTCAGATACATTTCAACGGGCATAGTTAAAGGGAACATATCATAAAAAGGTAACTTGTCTTTATATTTTGGGTCATACATATAAAGGAACATGCCTCCGATAAAAGGCATAGAGGACTTTTTGAAGATTTTATTGGGATCGCCTTTTGTTTTATTGGCCTTCAAATCTTCAACAGAAGCCGAAAACCAATCTTGAGCCGTTGTTGATTTATCAGCTATCGCCCTAGAGCTGGCTTTGATAAGACTATTAAAAGTGTTTGGCATTAAAACATAAGTCCTAGTTCTTTTTCTGTGATGATAACAAATTCATAACCACGATCTTTACAGAATTCTCTTGCAGCTTTCCACTTAGCAGAATTTACACCCCAAGTCATAACCTCGTTCAAATACTTTCTAGACTTTTTTTTGGCCTCGGTAATTGTCGGCGGTAAAGTCTGAGCATAAGGTTTGATTTCAACCACTATGGTTTTAGAGCCTTCTTTAGTTTTTCTCCTTACCACAAAATCAGGGTAATATCTATGAATCCGATTGTCCACCGGAGACCTGTAAGGAATTATAGTTTCCTCGCTTTGCCACCATACGACATCTGGGTCTTTGTCTAATCTTGCCATATAGACAAATTCCCATCTACTTCTATAGACAATATTTGAAGTATCACCTTTGTATTTATTGGGGTTTAGTGGTTTAAAATAACCTTTAGTTGTCGCCATCTTGTTTCAGTTTAATAAATAAGGTAAAGTAATATTTATTACAAGATTAAGGGATACTATGGCTCTTACACAGAACTTTCCGCAACCGCCCGGAAGATTTAACAGACAATCAAAAACTTTCCCTGAGGACTTGATTCAGTCTAATAGAGGGTTTTATACTAACATCAGCTTGGTGAATTATGAATACAGTTTGGTGTCAAGCGGTTTAGGAGCTATATCATATGGTGGTGGGTTCAAGCTGCCAATTCCAAGAAGATTAAACGATAATGAAGTTATCTTGTGGGAAGAGTGGAGTGCCACTAATGAAGTTGGCGGAATGGCTTCACAAGCTGCCGCACAATACTTAGGTAATTTTGGTAGCGCCTTGCTTTCAGGTTTGAGCCTAGGAATGAAAGGCGGAGAAATAGCATCAGGTAGTGTTGTCAATCCTTTCATGTTTATGATGTTCAAAAGACCCGGATTTAAAGAATTTACATTAAGTTGGACTTTGGCTCCAAACACAGAAAGCGAATCAGAGACTTTATTGAGTATAATAAAAGAATGCAAGGCAGCTGCATTACCTAGTACCACTGGAATTTGGGGGCTACAGAAATACCCTAAGATTGCTTTGGTATCATTTAAGCCAGAGAAATATCTATTCAAACTGAAGCCATGCGCCATCATATCAGTTCAAGTTGATTATAATGGATCAGGAACTCCATCTTTCTTTAGAAGTGGAGCACCAACAGTAATCAACCTTACATTGCAGTTGAAAGAAATTCAGCTCTGGACTTCAGAAGAAATAACATAAAGAGTAAGACATGCCACAAAGATATTTCGACAAATTCCCTGTTATAACCTATGCTAATAATCAAGCCATAGATATTACTAGGCGTGTTACTGTTTTAGACAAAATCGAAACAATTCCATTTGTTTATTATCCTTATGAAATTACCGACAATGAAAGAGCCGATCAGCTAAGTGCTAGATATTATGATGATCAATATAAAAGTTGGATCCTTTATATTGTAAACAAAATCGTTGACCCATATTATGAGTGGTATTTACACGAAAGAGAAATGGTCGATTTCTTAGACAAGAAATATGGTTCTTATTATAACGCTCAATCTAAAATTAAACATTATGTTAATAATTGGGTAGACGGAGATCAGCTGACAATTGGTGGATATAATGCATTGACTCCTGGCATGCAAAGATATTGGGAGCCTGTATTTGGTTCTAACGGAAGAACCATGTCATACAAGAGAAAACAGATTGATTGGAAAACTAATACCAACAAAATTGTTCAGTATACCGTCAGTAATACTTCTTTCATAAAAGATGAAATTTGTTATATAAATTTCAGTAACGAGAATTATGGAAGAGGACAGGTGTTGTCAGTTTCTAATAATAAAGTTTCTGTTTGTCATGTTAGCGGTATATTTGTTGATAACGATGATGTTTCCATAACTTCTAACAGTTATATTTATGGCTCTGAGAGTTCAGTAAATACTGTGTTTACATCTTCAAATGTAGTTTCTTCCAATATACCGGCAGAAGAAGAGGCGTATTGGAAAGCTGTTACTTACTTAGAATTTGAAGAAGATAAAAACGAATTTAATAAAACTATTAGAGTTCTTGATAACAGATTGAAGCAAGTAGCGGTTGATAACCTAACAGATTTATTGAAGGAATAAAATGGCTGCAGGTGATATCAAAATATCCAACGTAAAAGTTGGTAATATGGAGCTAACCAAGGACAAGAAAGTTTCATTGGTTGGTTTCAACGTATATGAAGATATATTGAATCCTTACGGACCAGTTGGTGAAGTAAGAGTTATGGATGCTTCCGACGCATTAGGTCAAAACAGAATTAATGGTTCATACGATCAAGATGTCGAGATAAGATTTTCTGGAGATGATAACATTTTTAGTTCTGGCGGCGGCGGTAACTTCAAATTTAAAATGTTCCAGAATAAAAATCTAAATGATGAATCTTTAAACAACACTGGGTCTGGTCACAATAAACAATACGACATAAGATGTGTTTCTCCTGAATTTCTAAACGCTCAGGGTAATCATATCGAAAAGAGCTTTAAAGGTAAAACCAGTGAAGTAGTTGAGCATATACTCAAAGAAGGGTTTAAAACTAAAAGAAAAATAGATAAAGCTGACACCAAAGGAAATCGTAGAATCGTAATTCCTAAAATGCATCCTTTAGACGCTATAAAGAAAATGAATACAGAACATGTTTCTGAGAAATATGAATCTTCTACGTTTGCTTTATTCCAACAAGGGGACAGCGGGGGCGAACACAAATATGTGTTTAAGACTTTTGAAGAATTGTTTGAACAGTCACCTGTAGTTAAATTAAGACAAACTACAAATTTAAGTTTTTCTAAAGCAAATCAGCAAGACAGACAAAATTCTATCATGTGGTTTAAACCCTCTAAGAATTTTGATGCTGGTCCTAGAGCCTTAGATAAGACTGAAGAATACGCTATAGATTTAACAAGTCATAAGGTTATTGCTACAAACACTCAAAAGCAGAACAAATTCAAATTTGCTGATAGTCAGGGCGTATACGATCAGTCGCCTTCATATGCTAAGTCTTTGCCTGTTAGATACATACATGATAAGGCAAACAATAAAGATAAGCATACAACTTCTGAGGCAAAAACAAAAAGGTCAGCATTTCTGGCCCACTTGGCACAGAACTCAGCTGAATTAGAAGTTTACTACAACCCTAAAATCACTTTAGGTTCTATGATTGAATTGGATATTCCTAAGAAAGCTAATAGTGATTGGGAAGAAGGCGAGTCGCAATTCAATGGTAAGTGTTTGGTTGTTGCTATAAGAACAAAGTATAGAGTTGCAGCCGAGCCGCCAAATTGCACAATGATATTAAGAGTTGTTAAGGCATCGTTCAAACGTGGCGGTGGAGGTCAAGGATAATGTTTTATATTGCTGAAGTTAGAAATTTTGAAGAAGATCCGACTAGATCTGGACGTGTTAAGGTTAGAATATATAACGAACATAACGATGAACAATCAATTAAAGACGAAGAACTTCCATGGGCTATGGTTGTTCAACCAGTAACATCGGCTGCAACATCAAGAATTGGTGTTTCGCCTTCTGGTCTTAAAGTTGGTTCTAGAGTGTTGGTTACATATTTACCTCATGATACTGCTATGCAATATCCTATTGTTCTTGGGTCATTAGCACGTGGTGATATGCCAGAAGGTCATGATGATAGTAATGGCGGTGTTGGTCAACAAAGTCAAGAAGCCCAAAGAAATTCCGGTGGTAAAATTAGAAAACCTGGTATTGATAATCCTGCATGGACAAGGAAAAGTAATTAATGGCAGAAAAGGCTTTTGAAAATAACAATAAAACGGTCAGTCCTAATCATCAAACATTAGGCGGTCAAAAACCAAAGATTAATGCTGAGGTGAAATATGCAGATTCACCGGCAGTAAAACCAGACGAATCAAAAAGTTTATCAGACGCTAGAGATAAGTTTGCACCTAATGCAGACAAGCCAACTTCTGCAGCTGCTGAAAAAGGTCAAACTGACTTACCGCAATTAATGAAACAAATTGATCCTCAAGGTAAGGCTCAAGTTCTACCGCAAATGTATCCTCAGTTGATGCAGATGACTAATATCCTTGGTATGGGCAGTGGAATGATGGGTGGTATGGGTTCTGGCGGTTCAGGTCAAAACACACCACAAGGTATTCTTGATAGCACCGATCCAGTGCCTGCAGGTATTATAACTGTAATAAATGATTCGTTTACTGGCGCTTTGGCTTTATTATCATTGAAGTATGGGTTCGAAAGAGTAATAGAAGTTTTCACAACCCTTTTGGACAATGGCGGTATTGATGAAGTCGATGACAGATTTCAAGAAATTGTTAAGAATTCTATAGCCAATCTAATTAAAGTTGCATTATATTATGGACCATTGAATATTCCTGTATCGGTATACGATGAAACAATTTATGGCGATATTGTTCCAAGTCCTTTGATTGCAACAAGCGAAGTTCCTGACGGTTATATTAAACAGTATTATCAAATTGCTCTTGACCCATATCCAGGTTATATAGAATGGTTGTCGCCAGACAAAACCGAAAAAGTTTATACCAGAAGAGAACCTGGAACATTTGTGTATACCACGCCAAACGAAGAAACTTATTCTTTGTCTGAAATTGAAATAGCTACTGATCTGAAGCCATATATTTGGGTTCAGAATCCGCAGCCAATATTAACAATAGAAATATTGAATTATATATTAGCTAAACAAGTAGTAAACGTTGAAGATAATATAACAAACAACAATATGGGCAATAACGCTAATCAAAACAACAGTAGTGGCGGGAGCATGGGAGGACAGTTACAGTCTCTTATGCAAATGCTTACTTCTCAGCAATTACCAAAATCTGTATTGAACCAAGGCGATATACAAAAGACATTGAATCAATATACTAAAGATATGACTTTTAATAATCAGTTGTTTGAAATGGGTAATCAAGCCATGGGTGGTGGCGTCGGCGGCGCTCTAGGTTCATTAGGTAATATGGGTGGCATTTCAAATATCATGAGCGGATTTGGTTCTGGTGGTGGAGGTATTGGAGGAGTGCTTGGTAACATGGGTGGTGGTAATCTACTCGGTAGTTTTGGTGGTTTTGGTGGCGGATCCGGCGGCGGTGGTGGTGGAGCTGGTAGTGGTTTCCCAGGAGCTTCTGGCGGCGGATATTATGCTGGTGGCGATGTAACTGAAACAGGCAAGAAAAATATTTCTCAGATGTTAACATTGTTAGGTGTAAGTTAATGGTAGATCATAACAAAAAAGTTCCAAAATCAGCATTAGATGAGAATGACATTGAACCAAAGTATGGTTACGTTCATGGCGAATGGGACGCTCTTGGAGGACATCATCTAACATACCGCAATCCAGATGAACATGAAAAGTCGTATTCAGAATCATTGACCCCAAGCGGTAGTTATCAAATAACGCACCACGATCAAGATAAAAAAGAAATTCATACTTCAGTAAATCCCGGCGAACATAGAGGTTATGTTGGCGGTGGTAAGTCAGTTCAAGTAGATGGTCATTTTGATCACAATGGCGAAAAGACTGGTAGAATGGAACATGGCGATGACTTTGGTCATGTTGCTGGTAAAAACTATTACAGAGGAACTGGTAAAAAAGAATTTAAGATGTCTGGAGATTCCAGATACAACGGTGTTCAGCAAGGTTCAGCGCCAGTTCATTGTAATGTTGATGCAGGAACCAATCGTCATAGAGTAAAGGGTGATAGATTTAACGCCACTGAAGGCGATTATGTATCTATGGGTGAAAAGAAAAAGATCGAAGTGTTCCAGAAAGACGTTTCGTTGTATGCTGGAGCCAATTACGACAACTATGTTAGCGAAAAAGGTAAAATAGAAACAGGTAGCACTATGATGGTGCAGACTGGTTCAACAGCTACCATTAATTCCGCTTCAGATGCTTTTGTTAAGGCAGCAACTGATATTACAATAGATGCTGGATCTAAGGTAACTATAAAGGTTGGTGGTTCTAGTATTGTTATAGAAAGCGGCACCATAACAATTAAATCTGCATCTATTAAGTTTGAGCAAGGTTAAATAGTATATGCAAGCACATAGACAAGATGACCAAAGATCTTGTGGGGCTACTACAGTGGTTAGTGGTCAGAGTTTTGTCACTATTGATAACAAATTATGGGCAGTAGAAAACGATCAAAACACTCATGGGGCAGGTGGGTTAATCGCCAGTAAATCATATATTACAATTGGCGGTAAAAAAATAATAGTTGTGACTGATAGCGCCAATCCAGATAATTTATGTCCAACGGCTGGAGGAGAACATTGTAATCCAAAGGCTTCATCCGGAAGTAGCTTAGTAGACGTAGGATAAAAATGGCATTAACAAGAGCAGACACCTTTACAGGTTCAAAAAAACAAATTGAATACTTTTCAGATTTTATGACAAGTTTTGCAAAAACACCAGTAGGCAATCAGTTAGCAAGAGTTACTAACGAGCATGCTGTTATGCAATCTCTGAAAAATCTTATACGAACTAATCTAGGCGAAAGACTATTTCAGCCTACGGTTGGCTCTGATGTCATGGCAACTTTGTTCGAACTCAATACCGATGAAGCTAGAGATTCTTTGGAATTGTTTATAAACAACACAGTTGAAAACAATGAACCTAGAGTTAATCTTTTACAAACTATTGTAAATACTGATAACATTAATGAAAACCAAATAGAAATAACATTAATTTATAATCTAATAAATAATCCAACAGAGTTAACTCTTAACTTAGTACTAAAAAGAGTCCGATAAATGGCAAATAGTTCACTTAATCTATCGTCTTTAGACTTCGATACTCTTAAGAGTAATTTTAAAGAATTCCTTAAGACACAATCAGCATTCAAAGATTATAATTTTGACGGCTCAAACATCAACGTTCTACTTGATGTTATGTCATATAATTCATTTTTGAATTCATTCTATTTGAATATGGTTGCATCTGAGATGTTTTTGGACTCCGCTCAGAAAATCGATTCTGTTATTTCACACGCCAAAGAATTGAACTATATTCCAAGAAGCGCACATTGCGCTGTTGCTAATATTACATTCACTGTAGAAACCACTGGTCTAACATCAAACAAATTAACTCTACCAAAAGGCACTAGATTTACTGGTTATAATTCCAATGGATCATATACCTTTGTTACCGATCTTTCACAGACATTTGTTTCTTCGAATAACACATATTTGGTTGATAACATCCAAGTAAACGAAGGAACATATTTCTCAGATTCTTTTGTTGTAGATTATGATATAGAAAATCAAAAATTCACATTATCTAATGAAAATGTTGATACATCAAGTTTAACAGTTTATGTTGCTGAAAATGGTTCTAATACAGAATATACTTACGCTTCTACGCTTTTTGGTTTGAACGACATTTCTACAGTTTACTTTATTCAAGCTGTTGAAGGCGGGAAATATGAAATAAAGTTTGGCGATGGTTTATTTGGTAAGAAACCTATTAATGGTGCTTCTATCAACGTTGATTACATTGTAACAAATGGTTCAGACGGTAATGGCGTAGAAAATTTCGTATTATCTGATAACATTGGACCAGGTAATGGCGGCGAGGCCACTGCTTCAGATATTACAGTTATTACTAGTTCTATACAAGGTGCAAATCAAGAAAGCATTGAGAATATAAGATTTAATGCTCCAAGATATTATGCTACACAACAAAGAGCAGTTTCTGTAGATGACTATTATTCATTAGTACGTGCTGAGTTTGGTGGTGCGGTGGACGACGTTATTATTTACGGCGGTCAAGACTTAGAACCAAAACTATATGGAAGAGTTATTGTATCTATTAAACCAACGGCATCAATAACTGCTTCGTCTTTATTGAAAAATGATATTATCAATTATTTGCAAGATTATATAGCATTACCAAATAGAATTATAGTTACAGATCCTGAATATTTCTATATTGATGTTACTACAACTGTTCAGTTTAATTCTAAACTAACAACAAAATATTCTACTGAAATTAAAAGTATGATTCTAGATGGAATAATAAATTTCAGTAAAGATCATTTGGAAAAATTTGGCAATGATTTTAGATATAGTAGATTCGTTACTCATATTGATTCGTTAGATCAAAGTATAACTAGTAACGATACACGTGTTAAAATCGTTAAAAGATTAACTCCGAAATTACTATTTGCTACTTCTTTTGATATAAGATTTAATAATGGCGCCGAACAAGAAGGATATTATAATGGTGTCGCTTATCCTGACGAAAGAGTTTTGGGAAGCACATCGTTCTCATACGTAGACGAAGATGATAATATCTATCCTAATTGCTATTTGGAAGATGACGCTGTTGGAAATGTTATTGTTTATACTTATTTGAAAGGCGTAAGAACAGTTCTTAAAGCTGATATAGGAACTATCGATTATAACACTGGTATGGTAACAATATCAAATCTTAAGACTGCAGATTATGATGGGTATATAGAATTGTCTTTGACTACTAAGAATAAAGATATTATTGCATCAAAGAATGTTGTGCTTTTGATCGATCCAGTAGATGTTAATATAGAAATTATAGAAACAATAAAGTAAAATGGATTTAACAATAGAAAAAACAATCTCGAATTTTGTTCAAAATCAGTTCCCCCAATTCTACCAAGAAGAGGGTGAAAACTTCATTTTGTTCGTAAAGACTTACTTTGAGTGGATGGAACAAGAAGGCCAGCCAATTAAAGAAGCTAGAGAATTATTTGAATATAGAGATATTGACACCACCATTGAAAGATTTCTGGAGTATTTTCAGAAAAAATATCTTTATGGCATTCCGTTTAATATCATTGCTAATAAAAGATTTCTATTAAAACATATTCTAGATGTTTATCGTTCTAAGGGAACTATACAAGGTTATAAACTATTATTTAAATTGGTTTATAACGAAAACGTAGATATTTACTTACCAGGCCAAGATGTTTTAAGAGTTTCTGACGGTAAATGGGTTGAACCAAAATACCTAGAAATAACTTGGAGTCCTGTATTAGAGGATCTGATTGGTAAAACAATATACGGCATTTCTTCTCATACTACAGCAGTAGTTGAAAGAATTGTAAAAGAACATTTCAACAAAAATGAAATATATGTTATGTATATTAACCATGTTGCTCCAAAAGGCGGAGACTTCATCGTTGCTGAAAAAATAGTTGATGAGAGATATAAAACAGATTCTAATTTGATTGGTCTATCCCCAACAATTCTAGGCTCTCTTGATAGATTAGATGTTTTCAACAGTGGAAATTCATTTAACGTTGGTGACATTTTAAAAATAGCATATAAAGATCCAGATACTAATGAAGTTGATTCGTTCGGCGATCAAGGATTAATAGTTGTTACATCCTTGTTTCGTGGTTATGGTTCTCTTAACTTTAATATTAAGAACGGTGGGTTTGGCTTTGCTGCTAATGCTGCCATCTTCTTGTATAAAAATATATTAGATCAAACAGGTCAGGGTGCTAGTTTTAATATTAAATTGGCTGACGTAAAGTCTTTGACATATAATACTGATTTATTTTTAGATTATCAAGACCTTCAATTAAACGAAATTTATGGGTTCTACAAATACCCAAACGCTAATGCTTCTTCCACCTTAGATGAGTGTTTTAGTTATGAAACTAATAGTTTCGGAAGAATTGCAGCCCTTACAAACGTTTTGGCTGGTAACGGATATATTGCGCCCGCAAACGTATTCGTTAGATCAACTTTTATGTCTAAAAATATTCCAGGTAAATTGACTTGGTATAATAGCAACGATTTTGTTAATGCGTATTCCAGTCAAGTATATGTCAATACTTCTTATATTTCTAGTAATGTAATTCTTATACCTAATGCTTTAAAACATTATGACGCTAATGCTTATGTTGATTATATTGTTCCAGCAGGTAATACAGCAATAACCGGATTGACAGCAAATACTAGATATTATGTAAAAACAACTAACTCAATTGGTATTACATTGAGCGCAACACAGGGCGGCGCTGAATTAAGTATTACTACTGCTGTTGCTGCTAATACTACAGAAAGACATTCGTTTATAACAAAGGCTTTAACAAGAAGTTTTTATGCAAATACTACTTCAGTAAATAATTCAGCCTATTCTATTCTGTTAACAAATGCCAATACATATTTTTACCCAGACGATTACGTTTATTACCTAGTTCCTAGCGGAAATACAGGTATAATTGGTCTCACACCAAATTCTTTTTATTACGTTGAAAGTTCTAATTCTACTGCAATAACATTAAGCGATACATTTACTGGTAACTCAGATCCTATTGAAATATCAACTAGTGTTATATTAGCTGGTGAAACTCATTACTTATTAAACGATACTTTACGTAACACTTATCCATACGTTAATGGATTTATAACATCAGTTTATGCTAATACTACATCGATTAATAATACTAGTTATGCGTTCAAAATAGCAAATGCTGATTTGTATTTTGCAGTCAACGATAGAGTATATTACGACGTTCCGGCTGGTAATACAGCCATAGCTAATCTATCAGCAAATTCTGTGCTTTATATTAAGACTACCAATTCATCAGCTATTACTTTAAGTAATTCAGCTGGTGGTCCGGTAATTCAAATATATACAGGGTCTTCTGTTGCTGCAGAAAAACATTTTATCAAAACAGCCAAATTCAGTAAATATTTTGCCAACGACGATATTATCTATCTTCAAGCAAATAGCTCAAATGCAAACACTTTAGAGTTGGCTGTTATCAGAAACATAATAAGCGATGTTTCAATACAATTGTATGGTTTCACAAATAATAGTTCTACTTCTAGTTCTTTGTATGGTAGATCTGTTGTTATTATGCCAGCGCAGTTTGACGATTCTGAATATTCTGGTAGAAATAAGACAACTGGTAGTTCTGATATTTTCAGTATTCTATCTTACACATATAGTACTTTAGATTACACTAATCTAGCTAATATTATGAAAAGACTAGATGGCACAATTAATGGCATAAATGATAATATTGAAGCTCTGAACTCTAGTGGTAATAATATCGTAGAAAAAGTTACTGCTATTAATTCCGGAAAGGGTTACGTTGAGGGTGAATCTGTTCATGCTTATCGTTATGGAATTCTACAAGTCCCAACAGTTGTTAAAGCTGGTAGAGGATATGTTAACGGTGATACCATTGTTTTCACTGGAGGCGTTACAGAAAACCCAGCAAGAGGTTCTATTCTAACAAATTCTCAAGGCAATGTTGTTTCAGTTAATACTTCTGAAGGCGCTTGGTATGGCGGCGTTGGTTATAATTCATTACCTGAAATGACAATCAGATCCGTGAACAGCGCAGCAAACGGCGCTATTCTATCTACCAAATATATACCATTCGACACAGCTAATGAAATTAGAGGACTAGTAAGAAAAGGTGGTATTGGTAGAGGTATTGGTTATTGGGCTACAACTGACAGTCTTTTGAATTCTGATAAAGTCATCCAAGATAGCTATTTTTATCAAGATTATTCTTATGAAATAAGAACTGGTTTAAGTTTAGAAACATATAAAGATATTTTCTATTCAACATTCCATACAGCTGGATCTGCTCTATTCGGAAGATATGAGCTTCAGCCGTTTGTTCTACCCAGCGCAATAGAACTGAATTATGACGCTGTTGCAAATACTTCTTGGCCTCTTTATATAACCTGTGATATTTTAGATCACAGGGTCAGCGCTGATGTTTATTACGAGGAACTACCAAACGGCACTACTTTACCAGGTGTAATTTTGACCGTGGACCAATATGTGTTCGCTAACAATTATTTTGGGGCTGATATAAATACAACATATTCAGACAACAGAACAATAACTTCCGATAGAATATCAGAAGATTTACCATCTTAATTTAGTCATAGGGGATTTAAATTGGCAAGACAAGTAGTTAACGTGGGAAGTAGCCCAAATGATGGAACTGGCACTCCACTTAGAGATGCTATGGTTATCATCAATGATAACTTTTTAGAACTTTATACCAATCCGGTTGTTAATACAGCGATCACAGTCGGTAACTCTTCAGTAAATACTGTAGTTAATTCGACCTCTTTGGTATTTGGAAACAATTCCTCTACCATAAGAATCGGAAATACTTCTATAAATGCTGTTGCCAACAGTTCCGGGTTTTTCACAGGCAATGGAACGGTGACAGCAAATTCTATAAGTGTTACATCTAATACAGTAAATATTGGTTCTTATACAGCTGCAGCCAATGGTTACACATATCTGCCTAATGGGTTCAAAATGAATTTTGGGTATGTGCTTGCTAACTCTGCTGTTGGAAACGCTACATTTGCGAATGCATTCACTACAGGTCCATACGTTGTTACAGCAACATCTAATATAGCTGCAGCAACTTATGAAGCTGCTGTTATTGCAACTAATACGAGTGTTGCTGTTATCAGAACATCAAACGCAACTTTGTCTAATGTATATTACATTGCTATAGGAAGATAAGGTATTTAAATGTCTGGAGTATTACAACCTTTTTATAGAAAGGCTCTAATAGATGAAATGCTTGATAATGTTAAATCAAACACTTCATATTATTACGCTGTCGCTTCTAATCCTATAGAAAGAGTTGGACCGCTTTCTAACACTACTGCTGACGATTATAACACCCAATTTGAATCAGATTGGTTAATGTTGTTTGGTAAAAAATTAATAATATCAAATTTTGCACCTTTGATAGATAATAATATTTGGGCCAATGGTGTTGTTTATAGAATGTATGATAACAACGATGCAAATCTATATTCTAATAATAAATTTTATGTAATATCCACTCCAGATTATACTGGCGGTTCTTATGACATTTATAAATGCATCGATAATGCTAACAATTCCCCTTCTACTGTAAAACCTTCTATACCACAAGTAACTTCTTTCGAAACATCTGATGGATATGTTTGGAAATACATCACCTCTGTTCCATATAGAGTTTATAAGATGTTTTCTACAAACGATTATGCTCCAGTATATGCAAATAGTGTAACTTCTTTATATGCTAATGTTTACTGTGGTGTAGAAAAAGTAGTTATATCAAACGCTGGTTCTGGATATTCCACTTATCATGATGGAATCATTCTTTCTGCCAATAGTACTGTTGTTCAGGTTGGTAACACTGCAAGTAATGCTTCTGGGTTTTATACTAATAGTGCAATTTATATCTATAATACTACAGCAACTACTTCTCAGATATTCCAGATTTCAAACTATGTTTCTAATAGCGTAGGTAAATGGGTATACTTAGAAGGCGAGGCTAATACAACCAATATCGTCCCAGAAGCAACACAATATAAAATTTCCCCAAGAGTTGTGTTTGTTACTGATGGAGGCACACAACCTTCCGCTTATAGTTTAGTAAATACTTCCACTAATTCTATCAGCGATATTGTAATGCTTGATATTGGCGCTGATGTTTCTTGGGCTAATGTATATATTACATCTTCTGTTGGTTCTGGTGTTAATGTTTATGCTATTGTTCCTCCTCCAGGAGGACATGGTTCCGACCCAGTTTCAGAACTAAATGTAAAAGCATTAGGTATCAATTTTCATTTTGCTAATAGTGAGATCAGCACTATTCCTGATAATATCTTGTATAACAAGGTTGGTATAATTAAAAATCCATATGGACTATATGCTAACGGTGCCAAAAGTAATGTTGCCTATACCTCTGCAACATTTAGTCAAACTTTAGACGCAAATCTATTGAATCCGGTCTCGTTCACTGTTGGAGATAGAGTTTATGGAAACACTAGTAATGCTTATGGCATCGTAGCCTTTGCCAATACGTCAAGAATAAAGGTCGTAGGCGACAAAACTTTCACAAACGGGGAATATGTTTTATCTAGCGATTCTTCTATAAGCTCTGAGATAGACATTATTGATAATGGCTCTATTTACGCCAAAGACATAAAACCGTTATACGTCCAAGATATAAATAACGTAAATAGATCCAATTCTCAAACAGAATCTTTTAAGCTGGTTATTGAGATTTAATAACAGGAACTTATAATGCCATTAAAGACTGATTTTAACGTAGCTCCATATTACGACGATTATAATGTAGATAAAAATTATCATCGTATTATGTTTCGTCCTTCTGTTGCTGTTCAAGCGAGAGAATTGACACAACTACAGACTATTTTACAGAATCAGATTGAAACATTTGGTAGCTGGGCTTGGAGAAGCGGAGACGTCGTTAAAGGTTGTACTGTAACAGATCTTCCAAAAGTTCCTTATATTCGTCTAATGGATTTTGCTTCAAACGGTTCTGCTAATACAGCAACCCTAGACGTTACAGAATATATCAATGCGATTGCAACCAGTGTTACAAGTAATTTGACCGCCAAGGTTCTTTATGCTAATGCTGGTTTTTCTAGCAATTATCCAGACAATAATATCCTTTATCTAAAGTATCTTGATACTGGCGAAGGCGGAGAGACTGTATTCTCTAATGGAGAACTTCTTACTTTTCATCAGGTTACACCGCAAGGTAATGTTTCTCTTGCTAATGTATATACTTGGGCAAACGTTCTTACTGACACATATACTTCTGGCGAGGCTCATGGTATTACTTGCAGTAATGGTATTATCTTTATTAATGGTTTCTTTATTAAAGTTCCTGAAGAAACTTTTGGCCTAGTTAACAACTTCAATACATACGCTTCTAATAACGTAGTTGGTTTCACTCTAGTGGAACAAATTGTTACTGAAACCCAAGATACTAGTCTGCTAGACAACGCTCTTGGTTATCCTAATGAAAATGCGCCTGGAGCTCATAGATTAAAACTGGTTCCAAAACTAGTTTCTCTATCACAAGAACAAGCATCATTAACTGAAGATTTTAACCCTATTGCTTTCTACAATTATGGATCTTTGGTTGCCAAAGTAAATCCATCAGTCAATGTTTATTCTATTGTTGGTGATATTCTAGCCACTAGAACATACGAAGAATCAGGTAACTATATTGTTAAAAACTTTACCATTGATACGCTAACATCAGTTCTTGGAAACGAAATTGCTCCATCAAGTTCTAATAATGTTCTTGCCAGAGTAAGCCCCGGCATAGGATATGCTCAGGGTAACAGAGTTGAGCTATTAAAATCTGCTCATATTAATATGCGCCGTGGTGTTGACACTACCGTTAACAAATCACAGATAATAAGTTTCAATTATGGTAGCTTCTTTGCTCTTAAAGAAGTTGCAGGAACATTTTTGACAGACAAAGCACAGACAGTAAAATTATATTCTGCCGCTCAACAAGCTGTCACAAACAGAACCTATTCTTCAGTATCACCAGCTGGAACATACATTGGGACAGCTAAAGCTAGATGTTTCACATATAATGCAGGCGTTGTTGGTTCTGCTTCTGCAGAATATTTGTTACATGTATTTGATGTTCAGCTATTGAGCGGATACAGCATCAATCAGATCAAATCAATATATTACGATGGAACTAATAAGGCTGTTGGCGACGTTGTCTCTAATGGCACTGTTGATTCTCAGAATAAGATGCAACTTTATAGTTTCGGCGTTCCTGGTATTAAGAACCTAAGAGACGCTGGAAATAATATCAACACTGATTACACATATAGAACCACAAACTCTTCATGTCAAATGTTGAGTACTGGTCTGATTGTTGTTAGAGCTCCTGGTTCTCAGGCTGGTGGTTCTGACATATTAACATACGGTTCAAATACAACTCTATCCGATTCTTCTGCTTCTGAAATTGTTGTTACATTCTCAGCTAATGCAGATTCTTCTGCGCTAACTGGTAATGTAACAGTATATAATACCTCAACAAACGTTGTTGGTTCTAGCACTACCTTTACTACAAACTTCAAGCCAGGAGATAATATTAGAGTTGGTGCCAGTGATGTAAGAACTGTAACAAGTGTAACTAATGCTACATTCCTTAACGTTGATGCTGCATTCGGTGCAAATGCTGCTGGTCAAACTTATTACAAGAGATATCCAAAGGGCAAAGTTCTTCAGATTGCAAGATCAACTGTTGGTCCAAACGCATACGTTACTGTAACAAATACAACTTCTTTCAATGTTTACTCTGGCGAATTCCCAAGCGCCACAGTAGGCGTAGAAGTTTCGTTCAATATGCAGAGAACTGTTGCTAACCCAGCCTCAAAGGCCATACGTAAAAATAGATACGTAAAGATAAACACTGCAACAAATCCAAAGGGCCCATGGTGCCTTGGTTACAGCGACGTTCATAGAGTTCGTAAAATTTACGGTTCAGCAACTACTAGCTTTACAAACGCTAATGGTATCATTGCTGTAGATCTAACATCCAATTTCAGTTATGATACAGGTCAGCAAGACACTCATTACGGTCTAGCTTATATTTACGCTAAATCTAGTTATAGTCAGTCTAGCTACCCATATCTATTGGTCGAACTTGATTATTTTGCTGCTAACACTTCGGCTGGCGTTGGATTCTTCACTGTTGAATCTTATCCCGTTGACGATGCTAATACAGCTAATACAAGCGCCATCCAAACTAAAGACATTCCGCTTTATGTGGCTTCTACTGGTTCTAGAATTTATCTAAGAGATGTTGTAGATTTCAGAACACCTTGTGCTATCACAGCTAACGATACTGGTATTATCACAAACCTATCAAACGCTGCATTGATTAATACTGCGGTTTCTTATGCAACTTTGAATCCTTCTTCAACAGTTTCTCTTAATATACCAATTGATGGGTTGAATTTCCCAACATATGGTAAGAATCTAGAAGCTGACTATACCATGTATTTGCCAAGAAAAGATCTGTTGTTAATGACACCAGAAAACACTTTGAAAGTAAAGGAAGGCGTATCAAGTATCAGCCCACAGACTCCGTTGTATCCAGAAAATGCAATGGCTTTGGCTGTATTAAATGTTCCTGCTTATCCTTCTCTTTCTGGTGACCAGATTGATGAATTCCAGTCAATCAATCAGAACGCTGTAAATCTAATTAGAGATACTTCTACTGCTGTAACCAGTAGCCTTGTAACTAATCGCAGATATACCATGAAGGATATTGGCACCCTAGATAACAGAATTACAAATCTAGAGTATTATGCACAGCTTTCTCTATTAGAAAAAAAGGCCAAGGATCTAACTGTAACAGATAGTTATGGTCTTGATAGATTCAAAAATGGTATCTTCGTTGATCCGTTTACTGATTTCGGTCTAAGTGATGTATCTAATCCAGAATTTGCTATTGCAATTGATTCTGATATTGGTGTAGCAAGACCAAGAATCACAAGAGAAATTGTTAATATTCGTTTCAATTCTGCAGCTTCTTCAAATGTTGTTCAAACTGGTAGATTGATAACACTTCAGTATGATTCTGTGTCATTCATATCACAAAGATTTGCAACCAAATATCGTTCTTCTGCATTAGTTGCATACGCTTGGAACGGTCAGGCGCAATTAATACCTTCATATGATAATAACATTGACACCAACCAAACAGCGTCAGTTAATATGACAGTTGATATGACTGCACCATGGAGAGAATTCGCTGCAAGTCCTTTCGGCACTCTATGGGGTGATTGGAGAACTAGAACAGACGTTTCTAGAACCACGGTAATCACAGGAACTGCATCAAGTCTAGTTTATGATTCTTGGGGTAGATTAGTAAGCTCAACGCCAATTATTGGACCATCAACAACTACTACTTCTTGGAGTACAGGAGACACTCAAACAGTTCAAAGCTCAGTTGCAGCAACAGCGCAACAAAGTTTGACCGAAGCACAAAGAGTTTCAGGAACAATAGGTTTGACTGCCGCAAGTAATACTACTACTGTCACCACAACAGTTGATGCAACTAGAAATCGTTTGCTACAGTTTATAGCTGGTGGCGTAAGCTTGTCTAACCTCTTGTCGTTGCTTTGATAAATAACTATAAATAATGATTATTAGGAGAAATTTAAATTGGCAGCAGTAAATACAACATCTACTACAACAACAGTAACTAATACCAGAGATGGTACTCAGATTACTGTTACGCCTCAGACTGATCTTCAACAGGTAGGTAATTTTGTTACTTCTGTTTCCAATCAACCATTTATCGCCAATAGAATTGTTTCATTCGTCGCATACAATATGCGCCCTAATCAGAGATTGCATTTTTTCTTTGATAGTATTAATGTTGATGCTTATTGCGCTCCAGCGCAGAGAACAGGCAGCACAGCTAATACATACCAGATACCATTAAATGCTGCAGATTATACAATTGTACCAAAGGGCGGTAATTGGGGAGATGCAATCTATTCTGATAAATGGGGTAGAGTAGCAGGACAGTTCAATATTCCTGCAGGTAAATTCAAAACAGGAGATAGAGCGTTCCAAATAGCAGACGTAGACAGTTTGGCTTTGGGTAATGATGCTCTCACTTCTTTGGCTTCTGTGGTATTCACCGCTTCTAACTTGAGCGTGACCAAACAAGCTACCACTTTAACAACTGTGACTCCGGATTTAGGTTTTGTTCCTGTAACACAAACCGTAGTTCAGAGTAATACAGTAACATCACAAACTAATATTCTAGATGTCGTTACTATTCTGCCTCCTCCGCCACCTCCACCTCCTCCAATTTGGTTGTTCTTTTTAGAACCGTTAGCGCAGGCGTTGACAATTAATACTCCAAATGGAGAAGCAGGAATATACGCCACAGCTCTAAGACTTTTCTTCAAACAAAAATCACAGATAAGAGAAAATGGTGTAACAGTATATCTTTGTGAAACTGAAAATGGATACCCAAATGGCGATGTGATCTTACCATTTTCCAAAGTTCATAAAAGTTACGATGAAATAAACATTAGCGCAGATGCTACAAATCCGACTACATTTACTTTTCAATCTCCAGTTTTTTTGATGAATGGCAAAACATATGCTTTCGTGGTAAGACCTGACGCAAACGACCCAGATTATCATGTATGGACTTGTAATCTCGGAGACGTTGATATTGAAACTGGTTATCAAGTGTACAGTCAGCCCGTAGTGGGGACAGCTTTTTATGGCGCCACCGAAAAACAATGGACTGCTCTTCAGGAAGAATACGTAAAGTTCAATTTATATAGAGCAAATTTTAAGACCAATGAAGGTCAGGCTGTATTCTACAACAGTAATAACGAATATGTTTCGGTATATAACGTAGGTTACGTCAATACTAGTGCAAGTATCATTTCCGGAGATGTCGTATTCAAATCAACAAATTCAACATCAAATGCTACTGGTGGAACGGTCAATACTAGTGTTTATGCTACAATCAATTATTATGATGCTGTTAAGAACATTCTATATTGCGATTCTTCTACTGGTAATTTTAGCGGTAACTCTTATGTTCAGATTCATAGATTTAGTAACACAACGATTTCAAGCCCAAATAACACAACTCTGATTGCATACGCTAATAGTGGCACATTATACAATCCAGTAGTAGACGCTGTTGTTCCACAGTTGGCATTTATTACCCCTGCAGGAACAACTTTGGACCTCTATTATAGAGGTACAAGTAATACATACTCGGTTGATACTTTGGACAACAGAGTAACTCCTGGTTATGAATCTGAATTCTACGACAGAGAAAGAATAGTTGCTAGTAGATCAAACGAAATTACTAGCATGAGTGGCGCTAAATCGTTCACTTATAAAGCTAGAATGGTCAGTGATAGTGCTTTCCTTTCTCCTGCTATTGACACTGTCAGAGATCAGCAGTTAGTAATTAAAAATGAAATTGATCCGGTCAATTTCCAATACGACGAATTCTTTAATTCTGGTGATGCGAAATCAAAATATGTATCAAAGGTTGTCAGCCTTGCTGCAGGTCAAGATGCAGAGGACATTCAAGTTGTTCTAACTGCGTTCAGACCAGTTGGTTCAGAAGTAGAAGTTTGGGTCAAGTTCCTTAATGGCGAAGATCCAGAACCAATTTCTCAGAAAACATGGACTCCTTTGATCAATAGTTCTTTGGATTATTATTCAGATCCAAGTAA